GTTCAAGAGGCACATGATGGTCACTCATCCACTCTAGCAAGTTGTAGGCACTGGTCGGCATGTCAAGTGTGGTCTTTCAAATTTATACTAGCAGTTTTATATTTTCTACTTTACGTTTTATACCGACGCAACGAGAAAAGTATAAAATTGTGGATTTGGTAGAAAACTTGTCAGATAGAGGCCCGATGATTGTGGGACTCGGAGAGGCAGAAGATGCCCCCGCGCTTTATGCTGCGGGTGCGGAGGATGTGTTTCCGCTGTCTGAGATCGACAAAGTTATCCGGTTCAAGGCGTTCCGTGCAGAGGACACGCTGCTGTTGGCCAAGCCTCGATCATTGAAGGTGTCGGACTATCGGACCCTGATTGACATTGCAGAGGGGCGCGGGCTTTTCCAGGTCATTGGACATGAGCCAATCGCGCTGGCGACTGATGGCGACATCGACAACTTTCGCGATCTGCGCCCTGTGGTCAGCCGCACAGCACCTGTTAAAGAGGCGGTCGGGCGCAAGGGGGCTATCCCCTATTCACTCAATCAAGCCGAGGCAATCATCCGTAAATATCACAGCACGACGCCGCTGGCTGAGGTTGTGACCTATGCGGAACAGGTTCTGGGCGTCGAGGCTGGCACGGTGAAAGACCACTGGGTCAAGATGCTGGCCCGCAAATATGTCGGCCATGCGAAGCGCAGATTGCAAGAGCCATGGGGCGGGATCGAAGTTGATCTTGATGGGCGTCCTGTTCACACAAAGGAGGATCAGGGCTGATGTCTTACACGAGGAGGATTACAATGCCGCAGATTGATCTGATCCAGAACAAAGGCGCAGACGCAGATCGCTATCCTTGGCGATGTGATATTTCGGAAAGGCCGGGTTATCACGGGGTCGGCCGTACGCAAGCGCAGGCTCTCCTCATGGCTGCTTCGGCGTGGGCAGCGGGCGAAGATCGCCAGCGGTTCGAACACAACACAAAGGAGGATCAGGGCTGATGACTGACATCGTCCAAAGGCTACGCTCTTTGACGAACTACCCCGGCAGCGCCACGCGGCAGGCTGCGGATGAAATTGAACTGCTCCGTGGGCTTCTAGCGCGGTATCGCGATCAAACGCCCATAGGACACCAGCCGCACATGATCGTGAGTGAGGTCGATCAGGCGTTGGGGCGTCACACAAACGAGGATAAGGGCTGATGGCAGGGTTGATGTATTATGCCGTTGGGCCAGATGATGGCGAGGGATGGATAGCTGTAAACGCGCAATCAGAAGATGACGCACGGCGAGCCTACTGCAATGAATGGCTGGCAGCAGGTGAACCGATTCCAGATTTTGTTTTAGCAGCCAGGGTTCCATCTTGGGATGGCCTAGGCCGACCGCCAAATGGGGCCGAATGGCTTGAGGCTCGTTTGTCATACACCTGCGCCATGAATTGCGGTGGGATGGCTTCTCTTGATGATGGCGGCAAAGTCATTGATGGCGAGCCGATTTGCGGTGAGTGCGCAATAAGCACAAACAGGAATCAGGATTAGGGCTGATGGCTTGCAATCTCGGTTGCATCTGGCGTTGGTGTCGGCTTGACGGGAAGGTTCTAGCTGAGCGTCGATGCGTCAAATGTGGAAGGCGCAAACCGACCACAAACGAGGATCGGGGCTGATGGCCGACCTGCTGCCCTGTCCGCTTTGCGGCAATGACAATCCTGAAGTAGATCGCGGCCTCGACCCTTCGGATGGCCTGCCCTTTATCAGCTGCCCGACCGTTCACCTCGATGGCCCGCATCAGCAAAGATGCCCGATGAATGCGCAGGGTGTCGACGCCTGGAACTACATCGCAAAACTCAGTGCGGATCTGCATGCGGGCAAGGGCCGTATGCCGTGACTGGTTCGTTGCCTTAACACTAGATACTGATCGGCGGCTGTTGCCAATTTGGTAACGCTACGCGGCAAAGGCCAGCAGCTGAACCACGGGCATCTGACCAGTTCCCTGTACCGCCACCACCAGTTGCCCGTGATCTGGAGAGAGTAGCGCGCTAAGGTAGCCTGTGACGGTGACCTGGTGGCCCGCTTCTGTCGGGGTGATCTCGATCGTATTAATCAAAGTACGCAGGGTTGTGATGGCTTGGCGCGCCTCGGCTGTTGTCGGGTTGGCAAGATCGGGGCCCATGTTTGCGATAGCGTCGAGATAGCGTGTGCGGGCGGCGGGGTGCAGTTCGATCTTTGGGATCTCGATGTTCGCCTCGGCTAATGTTGATTCGGCGCGGCGCAGATCCTCGTTTGCGGTGGCGATGCGTGCCTCGGCGTCTGGCCCATCGATCACGGCATTTGTATAGAGCTCGACCAATCGGTCGAGTTTGCCTTGTGCCTGTGTTACCGCGCGCGTCAGGGCTGCGCGGTCTGCCTTTCGGGATTGCAGCAGGCGTTGGCGTTCGTCGTGATAGGCGCGCAAGTATTCGCGGATATAGACCGGATCGCGCAACAGCTCGGCCAGTCGATCAAAGATGGCTGTTTCGATCCGATCAAGGCGGGCCTGCGAAGTGTGGTCACATGTTCCAGATTGCTTGGCGGCGGCGCATGCGATGTAGGTCGCGCCGCTAGATGTGTTGGTCGATCGGATCGGCATGCCGGCCCCGCAGCAGCCGCAACGCAGCAGCCCGGAAAATGGCCGCTTAGGCGTGTTTGTTCTTTTGCCGCGAGCGGTGCGGCGGTTGGCCCGCGCGGCCTGTGCTGCGTCCCAGACATTCTGATCGATGATTGCAAGATCTGGCGCGGGTGCGCGCTGCCATTCGGATTCGGGCTGGTTTTCCCAGCGGCGCGCGTTTGTCACGGGATCATAAACCGCGCGGGTGTGGCCCCACACGCGTTCACCTACATAAAGGCGGTTGTTCAAGATGCCGGTGCCACGCGACCAATTGCCGTTTAGCGTGCTGGCCGACCAGCGCGCGCCGCGCGGTGGTAGTATGCCGTCGGCGTTCAGTGCTATGGCGACCTGCCGGGCGCTTTCGCCGCTTGCGACCTCAGCAAAGATGCGGCGCACGACCTCGGCCTGATCAGGGTCTATGATGAGCGCGCCAGGTTCGCCTCGCACGGTGGCATAGCCATAGGCCAGACCGCCCGCGCTTTTGCCGCTGCGCACATTTCCTGACAAGCCGCGTCGGACCTTTTGCTTGTGCCCTTTCATCCAGAGCGCGCCCATCATCGATGCCACGCCGATCTGCACGATGTCGGCCTCGGCCCCGTCCGCTGTCAGGATCCGGATGCCAAAATGCGTCAGGCGTTTGTGAATGCCGGCAAGGTCAGCCTGATCGCGGCTGATCCGGTCAAAGGCCTCGACCATGAGCACGTCGAACTGTCGTGCCTCGGCGGCGGCCATAAGCGACAGAAGGCCGTCGCGTCCGATGAGCGACATCGAGGATCTGGCGCGGTCGTGAAATTCGTGAGTGACCGTCAGTCCCTGCCGCGCGGCAGCGGCGCGGCAGAGGTCAAGCTGATCGGCGATCGACCTTTCGTTTTGGCGGTCGGTTGAGTATCGCGCATAAAGCGCGGTGCGGCGGCGGCTGGTGTCGTGCATGATTCCCCCGGTGACCTTGCCAGTGCATCATCGGCCTGCGCGTGGGTCTTTGCCAAGGCTCTAACGAATTCAAGCATATGTGGATCCAGCGCGGTCACCCTGCCCTCTACGCCTCGTTCTGCATCCAGGTTGGCACCCATTGCGCAATGCGTTGCGCGGCGGCGCGATCGAGGCCACGGGCCTCGCGTGCGTCGGCGCTGTTGACCAGCTGGTGCAAATCATTGACCTGATCGGCGACCTTTTGCTTGCCGAAATCTGTCAGGGCCTGGTCGGGATCGTCGCCGGGGTCGATGCCCAGAAAATGCGCCATGACATCGATCCGCACATCGGCGCGCAAGGATTTGAAAAACGGCGCTGTCGGCGTCCAGACGCTGCGCATGGTTACGCCCAGGCGCTCGCAGAGCGTGTTCAGTGTCACGCGTGGCATGCCGGGTGACATATGTGCGGCCAAGGCGGCGGCGCGTTGCGTGTTGATCGTGCCACGCGGTTGGTCTGACAAGGCATCGAGCGCCGACAAGTCGGTCAGTGCAGTCGTGCTGGTTTCGGCATTCAGGATGGCCGCAAGTCGCGCGTCCAGCGTCACGTCAAGCGTTTCGCAGGCCGACAGGTTCCATGGGCTGCCGCTCAGATCAAAGGTGTTTTGCCACGCCGGCAGCTGGCGCGACAGTTGCAGGGTCAACAGATCATCGAGCAGCTGCGGCTTTGACAAGATCGCCGTCTGCAATGCCAGCAATTTGATCCGGTCCAGTGCGCCTTGCATGGCGGCTGTTATGATCGGTTTTTCGCGGGTGGGTTCGGCAGGCGTGTTTCCGGTGGTGTCTGCGTCGTTGCTGTCGGAGGTTTCGCCGGTGCCGGCGCTGTCGGGTTCCACGCCGCGCAGGGCTTGGGCGCGGCCAGCAGGATCGACGTAGCAAATGACGCCGCAGCGCGCGCGGGTCGCGTCATCGAAATCCCCTGCGGCGCGGGCTTCCAGTGCGTCGAGCTCTGCCAATTCGGCTTCGGTCAATTCTCGGCCATTGTGCAGCTGTTCCAAGCGTTCGATGTCAGCGTCCGGCAATTCGACCGGTGTCGGCTCGGCGAGGTCTAACCCAAGCGTGTCGATCCAGTGTGTGGTCCTGAATTCGGCAAAGGCCCAGCCCTCGGCCTGCCGCGTATCCGAGGCGTAAATCTGCAATTCGTCGCTGAACACGCGGTCAACGGTTAGCTCGGGTGCGATCCAGCCGCCGGCATCGGAAAACAGATCCTCTGTGACCTCGCAGCCTGCGGCGGTCAGGCGATCGATTCCGCAAAACTTGACGCGCCGGTCGCTCAGTCTGACGCCTGCGACGCTGGTTTTGTCACTCAGTTGGAATGGGTGCAGATTGCCGTTGACCAGATCCTCGGTCAGCGCGGATGCCTCATCCGGCGTCACGCGCGTCAGATAAATGGCATCGCGCGCGCTCAGTTTGCCGGCGCGCAGTGCGTCGCGTGTTTCCTGTGGCAGTGCGGCGAGTTTCAGTCGTTGCCGTACAAAGCGCGGGCTGCGGCCAAAGAGTGCTGCAATCTCGGTCGGGTTGCTGCCATCTTTGACAAGCGTCCCAAACGCCTCGATTTCGTCAATCTCTGACAGCGGCGATTTTTGCGGGCCGCCTGTGAGCGCCCATGCTGTTGCGGTATCAAGGTCGCTGGTCAGCATGACGGGCACCGGAATATCGGCAGGCAGGTCGCCATCCTCGACCAGCATGGTCAGAGCGCGCAGCCTGCGCCCGCCGTCGACAATATCCGTCGGCATGGGGTCGGTCACATCGTCAATCGGTGTTGGGCGATAGCCATTGAGGGCCTGTGTCAAGCCGCACCCGCCAGTGACTTTCGCAAACGCGCGGATCGATGCCGCCAATGCAGCAAGATCGTCGGTGTCGATATCCTTGCGCGGGTTAAGGTCGCTGAGGCGCAGCGTGTCCAACGAAATTTGATAAACAGTAGGTGGGGGGGTCATGCGCTTTCCTCGATTGGTAGGGCGGTTCCGGCGACAGCGCGGCTCAAAAGGTCCCAATCGGCGCGGGTCATCTGCACCGATTTGCCCTCATTTACGCAGTCGATTGCGTCGTCGTCGCAGATGGCGACGGTTACAAAATCCGTGTCGATTTTGATGGCCAGCCGATGGTCGGACCAGTCGGTGGTGCTTGGTGACAAATAAAGGGGCATGTTTCACCTCTGTTTAGGGATTGCGCCGCGCCATGCGTCGAACTCCGTGCGCAGGGCGTCGAATTTGTCTTGCGCGGGGCGGTTGGTGTTGAGCTCTTTGCGGGTGTCGATGCCGCAGGTCCGTCGGATGTGTTCGGCGCAGGCGGTTGATGTCACGCGCGGTTTGGAGTTGTCGGCCGCTTCGATGCCCATCTGCAGGGCGACGAATGTCTGGAAAAGGTCGGTGTGGCATAGAATGCCCGCCTGTTGTGAGCGTGGCAGGTCGGTAAAGGGTCGGCGCGGCGCGCTATGCTTGGTCATGACGTGTTCTCACAACGGCAGGGCGGCCTGATGGCCGGATGTCGGGGTGACAATGTCGGTGACCCCGAGGACCAGGTGATCGTGATGGCCGCCTGCGCGGTCACCAACGGCGCGCGCGGCGGCGCGGCCTGCGTCAGCGGCATATTTCCAACGCCTTTTCGGGCTTGTCGTGCTGTGCGGGCTGTTGGGGGTCCGGCACATCATGAAAAACCCATGCACCGGATCGACAAGCGGTGCGCCGTCGATTGCAATGTGCTGCACCGCCCCGTCGATTTCAGACCAGCGCACGCGGGACACCGGGCGCAGGATCACGCGGTTTTGGCCGTGCATCCGCGCCGCGCGACATGCCGCGTCCCATGCCGCGCCGTGGCTGCTGTGGCGGATCAAGGGGTGCGCCGTCTGGTGGGGGCAGGCCTGCTGGAACAGTTCGAGGAAAAATTCGTTTGCCATGCGTGTCATGGGTGGGCCTCGGGTGTTTCGGCTGCGTCAGTGCCGACGGCCTGTGCCAGCGCGCATTCGGCAAGGTGGCAAAGGATGGCGGCGGCGGTGGGTCGGTTGATCAGCCACGCCACCGACGCAGTGGTCAGAATTTGGTCGGGTGTTTCCGTCTCATTTGGCGGGCGGCAAAACGCTCCGTGAGCAGAGGAGTGCGCGGCCCGTGCAGGGGCGCGGTGCGTTTTGCCGCCCATGTCTGGCGAAGGTCCCCACGCCTGCGCCGGACAAGCTGCTGTCGGTAAATTGATGTCCGGCCCGCCGTCGGTTTCGGGGAGAAACTCTGCGTTTACAGGAAGAGACGACGGGCCGGACGTCCGCAGGCTGGCAGGGCTTTGCCCGCCTTTGGATGGCTGTGTTTCGGCGGTTTCAGGCATGGGCGCGACAATCCTCGGCCATGGCGCGCGCGGTGCGGCGTGCGGATTTGCACCATTCCTGTATCGCTGTGGACAGGCTGTCGGCCTCGCGGCAAATGCCAAGCACGTGGAACTGTGCAAAATGGCCCGCGATTGCCGGAATGCAGTGCCCGCCATTGTCGATCGCTGCGGCCTCGGCCATGGCGGTCAGTTGATCGGCGGGCGCGTGTGTGAGGATGTCGGCCAGTTCGAGGCGCATGGATGACAGGATCGCCGGGTTGTCGGGGGTCAGTGTCGGGTGCGTCATGGGTTTTGTGCCTCGATCGTCTCGCGCAGCCTGGTCGCGGCAAGGCATTGACACATTGCCATGTCTACGACTTGGGCACGTTTGTCCGACAGACGTTTGTCCAAATCATCCAGGCTGACGACCAGCTGGCCGGCCCATAGGCTTTGGCCGATTTCTTCCAGTGACAGACCCGCGCGCTGCAGGAACAAAATGATCGAGATACGGCTTTCATCCTTTGCGGAGTAGAGCCTGCGCCCGGTTTCGGAGCGCGTCGGTGTGATCAGGCCCCGCTGTTCCCAATAACGCAACGTCCGTGCCGTCACCTGATGGGTTGTCATGATGGTCGATATCGGCAAAAGGGCGTCCGTCGTCGCGGCAGCCTGAACGGTGGGTTCTGTCATTCCGGGACCTCGCAGATTTTGGGGCGTTGCGGCACAACCAGCTTGCGGTGTTCACCGACAATCAGGTGGCGCAGGTCATGCGCGCGGGCGGCTTCTGTGGAGCCGGGGCGGTGCGCCTCGATCACGCAACAGGCGGCAATGGCGGTGGCGTCGTCATGCATCGTTGTGTCGGCGACGATGCCGCGCGCCCATCGCAGGCCGGGTTCCGAGATTAGGTCATCGAGGCTGCCGACCTCGGCCAGTGCGATGGCGACAAGGGCTATGGGTGTTTCGTAGCAAAGGCGCGACCAGATGCCGAGGTCGAGGATTGCTGCGGCCCGATGCCGTTTTTGGTGTTCACTAGCTGTCATTGTGCTTGACCCACTAATGTCAGGGTTATGCTGGCAGTGCCGAGAACGATCAGGAACAGGCCTGTCACGATCATCGCGGCGCACAAAGCCAACCCCCAAAAAGGGGTTGGTCGTGGCGGATCCTGCAGCATCGTCGGGATCGGCACGCGGGCGCAGGTCTGGTGAGCCTGTGATGCAGGTCCGAAAGTGTGTTGGAGTGTGGATTGCTCGGTTTTCAGTTTCTGAGCGCGCATGATCAGAAACCGCTTGCCAAAACGGTCAGGGTCATGCCTGCGCCGGCGAAGGACAAAAAGCCAACCGTGATGCCCAGCAGAAGATAGTCGCAGGCGGTTGCGAGGCGTTTGATCCGACGGTCGCGGCGCGTCGCTCGGTTCAAGGCGATGGCATTGAACGGGTATGGATCGCGCGCAGCCTTAAATTGTATTAGCGTTGCGGGCTGTTTTACACTTTTCTTCGCGTCGTATGTCGTAGGACATAGCAAGTCGTGCCGATGTTGATGCATGGTGCCCTCCCCTGTTGGGGTAGGCATAATGGGAATAAAGTTCCCACGTCAACAAAAATCGGAAACTTTTGTCCCGTTTCAGTTTAAAGCTGTATCGAGTCAGCGGGTTTTTGCCGCGCAGAAACGGGGTGAATATGCATTACAGCATTGGCGATTTAATCGTTTTTTGGGTTGCAAGGGCGACCGGTCAGCGCCTGGCGGTTGTCAGTCGGTGGTTCCGGTGGCGTTCAAAGCGGCAGCGACCGTCGGGCGATAGTCTAACGGAATGTCATTCAGATCGCCGCGATATATAAAGTCCAGACCAAAACCGTAAAGCTGGGCTAGTGTTTCACCATGTTGAATGGCAAGGCCTTTTTCCCCGCGCTCGACCTTTGACATCGTGCTGCGGTCTAGTCCGATGATTTCCGCAAGCTGCGTTTGGGTCAGCCCAAGCACCGAGCGGATCGCGGCGATGCGTGGCGCAACGCGGGCGGGATGGCTTTCTCGGGGTGCTAAGGATCGTGTGTCTTGTGTCATGTGGCGACCCACCACGCGCGGACGATATGACGCAAGCGAACAAAGTTCCCTATTGACGATGGGAACTTTGTTCCCTTACCAATTGCTGCATGACACAATTTTCCACAATCCGGGATATTGCCAACGTGTGGCCATCGCATGCGGCTTTTGCCGCAGCGGTCGTCAAGCAAGTCGATCAAGGGTTGAATGCCGAGGCTGTAAGAAAGTGGGTGCCGAAAAACAGCATCCCTTCCAAATACTGGCAGGCCGTCGTCGCGGCAGCGCACCAGGTGGGTGCGGATGTCACCGCCGATACCTTGATGCAGATCCATGCCGCGCAAATTAATCGCGCGACGATCAAGCCCTCGACTTGCGTTCCGGAGCATTTTGAAAAGGGCCTTAAATGACATTTCGCACACCTCCGCCGGGTTATGCCTATCTTGTGCCGGTCCATGCTGGCACGCCTGACGTGCCGCATGCCACAGGAACGAATTCCGGACACCAATCCGCTGGTTTTGCGTCGCAAGCGCCTGCCGCTTTTGGCGCGCAGCGTGGCGCGCAGCAGCGCATGCTGGAACAGTTCCGCGCCCAGACCCCTGCCCGCTGGCAAGCGTTCTTGCATGCACATTTCAGCAGTGCAGCGGAGGTCGCGGTTTTCTTTGATGTTGATGACAAGACGGGCCGCAATTGGTGGAATGGGAACCGGCGGCCTTCGGTCGACAAGGCGTTGTTTGCCCATGTCACGCACGGCGACGCTTATCTCGAATTCATGGCCCCAGAGGCCGCGTTGCGCGCCTGATGATGGTTGCGGTGCATATCTGTCCGCTGGCGCGCCTCGGACAATTGTCCGGCGCGGTGTCCGGAACGTGTTCCCGCGTTATGAAAGTTTTTCATAGAGCCCGGATTGCATCGGAGGTCCCATCATGCCGACCCGATATTTGCGCGGCAATTGCCGTCCCTGCCCGGCCTGTGCGCTGCGCCAAGAGGATCAGGTCCGGTTTGTCCTGCGCGCCAAGGTCCCGTGCAATGTCTGTGCTGGCGAAGGCATCATCGCGCTGTCACCTGCCGAAATCTATGACGCGCAGCTGGCCGCAGCGCGCGACCTCTATTGGTCGGACCCTGCCCGCGCCCGCGATGCCGGTTGGGCGGCGGGATGATGCGGCGTGTTCTGATGTTTTGAATTTCGCGGGCCGACTTGGCCTGCGATCCGTGACGGCCTTGGTTTGGTTTCGTGGGCCAAGGTCGTGCTGGGCTGCCGCAAAATGGTGGTCCGTTGCTGCGCCTACATTTCCTCCCGTAGGTGCCTGCCTCAATGACTTGCCCCGGCTCCGCGCGCTTACTTCCAAGGTCTGGCGTGCGGGTCGGGGTCTTTTTTGTGGCGGAGTGCAGCATGCCTGACGTGATCAACAGCCGCGAACGCCGATTGATCGATGCGGAGTTGGCCAAGGGCCGCGTGACGCGTGTTCCGGCGGGCAAAATGGCCACGGCTGTGGATTTCCAGTGGGTGTCCAGTGGAAAGCGATCGGGGCGATTGGAGGCGGTCGAGGCCCAGCCGCGCAAGTCGTTGGATTTTCGGCGGCGCACCTATCCAAAGGTCGCGCGGCGGCGCGAACGTGTTGCTGAATTGATCGCCGCGTTCTGGACGCCGCCCGAGATTGCCGCCGAGCTGGGCATATCTGTGGCGATGGTGAATTCCGACAAAATGGAGCTTGGCCTGCGCGTGCCGCGTAACGCGTCCACGCTGCGCCGCGTGCTGACCGCTTATCAGCCCGGAGTGACGGCGATTGATCTGTCGCGGCGTTTGGGTGTTGCGCCCAGCACGGTGCGCAAGGCGTTGGGTGATTTGAGGGCGCGGGGGTTGATCGATGTGTGACCCGTGGGTCCGGAAAGAGGTCATCGGCGATTGCGTTCTTTATCAGGGCGATTGTAGAAACGTTATGCCTGCATTGGATAAGTTCGATGCGATTGTGACCGACCCGCCTTATGGGATTGGGGCAGACAAAGGCGTAGGGAAATATGGAAAGCTTAAAGCAGGCGCCCAGAGGTGGGATGATTGCGCGCCAGATGTGTCGTGGGTTGCGAAATATCCTGCGATAATTTGGGGTGGGAACTATTTTGGGTTGCCTGCAAGCCGTGCTTTTCTTGTTTGGGACAAAGGCGCGGGATTTAAGGGGCGCGACTTCGCTGAATGCGAGCTTGCATGGTGCAGCTTTGACGCAAACGCAAGAATTTTTTCCCGCGACCCTCTGGCAAGCGGCGATTATCGCGGGAAGCAGCACCCCACGCAAAAACCCATCGCGCTTATGCAATGGTGCCTTGGCTTCCTGCCAGGTGCTGAAACCATACTTGACCCGTTCATGGGAAGCGGAACAACCCTAGTCGCCTGCGCAAAGCTGGGCCGCAAAGGCATCGGGATCGAACTGGACGCTGAGTATTTCGACATAGCATATCGGCGTGTCGAGGAGGCTTATCGCCAACCCGATTTGTTTGTTTCCGCGCCTTCGGGCCCACAGCAAATGGGGTTCCTGTGACTGCGCGCGGTGGCAGATCGGCTGCCGTGATGGCGCAGCGGCATGAGCCGCCGGACAGTCTCGATTTTTTTCCGACGCCGCCGTGGGCGGTGCGCGCGCTCTTGGCCAAACTCGACGCCATGGATGAGCCGATGCATCTTCAGGTCGCCTGCGATCCGATGGCTGGCGAGGGCGATATCGTGCGCACATTGCCGGATCGGTTTGACCGCGTGATCGGGCGCGATGTATTCGACTATTCCGCGACTTGGCGTGCCGGGCACATCTGTGATCTTGGCGTTGAGGATTTCCTGTTGAACGGGCGCAGATCCTCCGATGACGACGCGCCGGACTGGATCATTTCAAATCCGCCGTTCCGGCTGGCCACGGAATGCGTGCATGCCGCCTATGCACAGGCGCGGCGTGGCTTTGCGTTTCTGCTGCGGACCGCCTGGTTCGAGGGTCAAGAGCGCGCCGACACGATATTTTCCGAACGCCCGCCGACACATGCCTTTCACTTTGCAAGCCGCGTGGTGATGCACAAGGGGCGGCTGCGGCGACCTGGCATTGTCTATTTTTGCCCGCATGACGGCAAGGACAAGACGGCCTCGACGGCCACGGCCTACACGTGGGTCATTTGGCGTTTTGCCGATGTTGCCAATGACGGCATGTATCGCGGAGGCTGGATTTCCGAGGCGCGTGCCACATTCGAGCGCCCGGGCGATTATCCGCCATTGCCGCCGTCAGAGGTCCCGTTTCGGATGCCTGCGCGTGATGCGTCAAGCGGGCGCGCTGCGCCACAGGCGGTGCTGATATGACCGCGCTGACAGAGCGCCGCGATGCGGCGGTGGTAGAGATCGAGACGGGCGCGCCATTGCCGGACTATCCGGTCGAGTTGGTGGCGGGTGATTTCACCGGGCACAAATTCGTGATGATGCATCATGTTCTCTATTTCCAGAGCCGTCTGCACACGCGCGCCGATCTGGATGTCAGGGGCGCGGCGTTGGAGCTCTTTATGGTGTGCCAGCAACGCACGCCGCTTGGCACATTGCCCGTGGATGAGGAGGAAATCGCGCAGCTGATCCGCGTGCCGCTGCCCACGTGGCGCAGCCTGATGAACCGCAAGATCACGCCATTGCACAAGTGGTCGCGATATCAGGTCGATGGCGAGCCTGTGTTTGGGCACAAGGTGGTCATTGATGTGTGCCGCGCCGCTTTGACGGCCTCGGAGGCGCGCAAGGCGCGCAGCAGCGGCGAGAGTGAGCGCAACAAGTTGAAAACTCTTAAGCGACTCCTGTCAGAGGCGGGCGTGCCTCATGAGTTGGTCGATGACCCCGACTTTGTGATCCGTTGCCATGACTGGCTGACCAAGAATTTCACCGGGCGCAGGCAAGGCGCGCGTTTCGACGCTGTTTTACAACAACTTTTCCGGGTGGCCGGGATCGAACACCGCATCATCCGAGACTGAGGGGGCAGTTATGTTGGCGCAACACAACTCGATATATCGCGTTATATCGGCGATATATCGCAGCCAAAAGAAAAGAGAAGATAAGATATATATACCAGCTAAGGCCACAACGCGGTGCGTGTTGCCTGTGTGGGAAATTGCGATGAATGGGGCTGTGGCATGACCGACAGCACCCAGACAGACAAACCCGAGGGCAAGCGGCAACGTGTGCGGCGTTTGCTGATTGACCCGCTTGAACAGTCGGGGATGCGGTTTCCCAAGAAGGTCAGTGAGGCGGATGCCAAGCGTAAGATCGCGTCGTTATGTGATGAGCTTGCCTACCTGAGCGACGCGGCGTTGCAGCAGGTGCGCTGGTGGGCAACCCGAAACGGGCAAGGGTCGGCGAGGTGCTTTTGGCCAGACCGCGTGTCGTTTCTGTCCTGTGCGCATGCTTTTGAGCCACAAAGGATTGAGGATAACCCGAACGTCGAGTCCTGGTTTGCCTCACGGGCCGGGGTCGAAGCTGCTGCTGTTCCGGGCCGATTGGTCGCGGAATTGCGGTTTTGGCAAAAATACCTTCGCCCGCCGATCAAAGATCAAGAGCGCAAGCTTGTGGCGGATCGCGCGGCGCAGTGGGCGGCGCAGGCAGAGCGCGAAGCGGAAAAACGGTCGCGCAATGTCAGCTATGACCATGAATTTCTGGCGGCGTTTGAGTTGGATGAGCGGCGTGCGCAGGATCTTTTGAAGGCGGGGCGCGCGGGGCAACAGACAAACGAAAAAGGTGCAGCATGATGGATCGAAAGCCTCGGCCACACGTGGCGGTCAATCCTGATCTTGGGCAGTTGCCGCGCCATGCGGTTGACGCGCCCGAGGGCTGGGATGTCGATGTTCAAGGCCCATATCGCGCGCCTGTGGATTGGGACGCGCTGGTCGCGCAATACCGTGCGGCTGCGCCGTCGCCACGGTCGCAGCGGCCTGCGCCACGGCGCATCGAGGTGCTGGGTGTGAAAGAGGTTTTGGAGTGGGCATTTCATCGCGAACGTGTGCAGGCCTATCATTTTGACGACGATCATTTGACGCGCGGCGAAAGCCCGATCGCGGCGCTGATCCGTCGTGGTGAGCTGGGTGGCGTGCGCATTGATGGTGGCGGCAGCAGTGAGCCATGCGATGCCGCGCTATCGGTTGCGTTCGCGGTGGCGCAGTCGTGCCTGCCATCGATGGTGGGTCTTGTAATCGAGCATGCGCGCAGCGCGACCGTTCCGGATGCCATGGTCGGTGCGTGCCCTTATTTTGTCCCGGTGGCGGTGCATTCCAATCAGCATGGCGTGCGCGCCAAAGTTACGAGGGGAACGGATTGGTCGTGGCAGATCACGCGGGGCGGTCGCCGCAAGGTGACGCATGATTTCTGCGAGGTCACCGTCGTCAACACGCCCGCCCAGATTGCCTCGGCGCGTCGCCGTTATCTGAACTGGTGGGGTCAATTGCAGGGCCTGCAGCCTGTCATCAAGGCGTTGGATTTGCCTTATATCAAGGTAAGTGACCGGCTACCGCCTAGAAATCCTTGGGAAAATCACGGCGTCGAAAAAAGCTTTTGACAGGTTTCATGCTGCAGGGCTAGACAAGTAGCCAACCACAGAACTGCGCCGCGAGGGAACTGACCTTCGCGGCGCTTTGCATTTCTGCGGTCTTAGCAGCAGCGCGCGTGCGGCGGGGTCGTGTCATTGCCATGTGCATGGCCCCGTTTGCACAGCGTTTTTTCCAACAATCAAACCCGACAGGACAATGCAGGCCAGCATGACGCTCGACGCGCGTGATTTGACGCGTGGTCTTTCCCATCTTGAAAAAGAACAAGCGCCTTATGCGGCTGCGCGTGCGCTGACCGATACCGCATGGACAGCTGCGCGCGGCCTCGGCGATCACATGAAAACGGTGTTCGATCAGCCGACGGCATTTACGCGCAATGCGTTCCGGGCACAGGGCGCGACCAAGTCGAAGCTAGAGGCCACCGTCCTGCCAAAAGATCGGCAGGGCGGGCGTCATTATCTGTTTGCGCAGGAAGATGGCGGCCCGCGTCCGCAAACTGGCATTGAAAAGCTGCTGGCGCGAAACGTGGCATTCGAGGGCGTTCTGCAAACCGTCATCCCTGCACAAGATGCGCGGCTGACAAAGGCGGGCAATCTGAGCCCCGGTCAGCTGCAACAAGTGCTGTCGGGTGTTGGTGCGCAGCGAGATCGCACATCGAACACAACCGCAGCCTCGCGTCGGCGCAGGCCGTCGCGCGACGTGTTCTTTGTGCCGCGTGCTGGTCTTGCGCCTGGTGTGTTCGCAAGGTCCCCGTCCGGTCGCCTGAAGATGATCCTCGCGTTTACCGATCGAGTTGCGCGTTACAATCCCCGCTTGGGGTTTGAGGACTACGTCATCGAGGTCATGGCCGATGAGTTTCCCGAGGCTTTTGCCAAGTGGCTCGACCGGGCCATGCGGAGCCGCAAATGATCGCGATGCTTTTTGGGCTGTGTCGGGCTGATTTGAGCCTTGCCGCGTCGTCGGGCGTGCTGGCAGCCAAGGAAAAAATGGCGCGGGTCCTTCCTTCCAACCTTCGCACACGGGTAATTCGCGCCCTGTTTTTGGGGGGATTTTCGGATTTTCCATATCCGCTGGGTTGTGGTTCTTGTTGCGGTTCGACGTCATGACCGACGCCCAGCACGCTGACCTCGACCAATGGCTGGCCGACCACCCATTGCCCGATGGGCAGGAATGCATTGACCTCAACATGACCGAGGCGGCCCAAGTCTTTGGTGTGTCGGTGAACACGGTCAAAGATTGGATCAACGACCCCGAATTGCCGATGCCTGTCGTGTCGCGCGGCACCAACGGCAAGCAATACGTTTTGCGGTTTTCGTGGTGCTACGCTTGGCGCGCCCATCGCGAAGCCGCCCGCGCCGATCGCGACCGCAAGCTGGCCAGCATGCAAGCGAGCCTGATCAATATCGCGCCGGCGTCTGACGACGCGCCGGCGCTTACCAGCAAGCAGATCGGCGAGGCCGCCCGCGCCGCGATGGATATGGCCAGAGCCGAGCGCGAGCGCGGTCGGCTGACGGAGATCGACGCCGTTTTCAATCTACTGGAAGGCCTGATGGTCACATTCCGCAATGGTGCGCTTGGCCTGCCGGATCGCCTCGAACGCGAACTGCAATTGACGCCACCAGAAACCCGCAAAGTCGAACGGGCCCTGGAAGAGCTTCTGGAATCCCTCGGCGCAGAGATCAGCGAAAGCCTGATCGGACCCGCCTATGAGGCCAATTTAGACATGAATCCGCAGTTGACGCTGTCATGAGTTACCAGCCGCGCAATTTCAAACCCCTGCCGCCCTATCGCGACCCGCGTGACGCGCTGGCCAAGGCCCTGCCGTCTCTGCAGCCGCCCAAGCGCGTTTCGGTGGTCGACGCCGCCGAGGCGCATATGCGCGTCAAGGTCAACGAGCAATGGTCACGCTTCAATCGCGACACCGTGCCTTACATGAATGAGCCGATGGAAATGGCCACGTCGCGTGATTATCGCGCAATGGTGTTTGCCGGCCCGTCGCGCACCGGGAAAACCATGCTGCTAAACGCCGTCTGGGCGCACAGCATCATGTGCGACCCTGGCCGCGTCGCCATCTATTTCGACGAACGCACGACCCGCGACAGTTTCGAGCTCGACACGTTCTCGGCGATCGTGCGCAATTCGCCTGACATCGCTGCGATGCGTGGATCCGGACGCGGCAGCGATACGATCGAAAGCAAGCTCTTTCGTGGCGGCTCACACGTGACACTGGATATCGCAACGGCCAGTCGCATGCAGGAGCGGACACTGCGCGTCGCGCTTGCCACCGAATTCGACCGCTGGGGATCCAGTATCGACGGCGAGGGCGAGCCATATATCCTGCTGTCAGCGCGGACACACATGGCGGGCTCGCGCGGCATGGTGATCATGGAAAGCAGCCCCCGCGCGCCAATCAAGGATGAAAACAGCGTCAGCGCCGACCCCCATGTGCCGCCGCTGGTCGATTATGGCGTGTTTCTGCAATACCGGACCAGCACTCGCGCCCGGTATTATTGGAACTGCATCGAATGCGGTGCAGGCTTTGTTCCAAACTATAATCTGCTGGACTATCCAGACAGCCGCGACCCGGTCGAATGCGGTGCCATGGCCCGCCTGCGTTGCCCGCATTGCAACGAACGCATTGGGCACGAACACAAGGATGACATGAACCGCGCCGGTCAGTGGCGGCATATGGGAAAGGATGGAAAAACCGTCCTTATCACCGATCCTGACATCATTAAAACCATCATGTTGGGCTATTGGCTCGACGGTCTGCAGGCCGGGTTCATGACTTGGGCTGACATCGTGCAGGCTACGGTAAAGGCCGAGGCGCAATTCGCCGCGACCGGCGATGAGGAAAGCCTGCGCGCCACCATAAATACGCGCCACGGCATGGCCTATCTGCCGCGTGCTGGCGCAGGCGGAGACATTAGCCTTGATGATTTGCGCCAGAAGGCATCGCGCGCGCCGGGCCCGCGCGGCACCGCACCGGATTGGACGCGTTTCATAACGCTGTCGATTGATGTCCAAAGCACATATTTCAGCGTGGGTGTGTACGCATGGGGCCTCGATGGCCGGCGCAAGCCGATCGACCGTTTCGATCTGAACGTCGCGCCCAAAGCGCAAGAGGATGCTGCGGACAGGGTTTTGAAGCCGGGTCTTTATGCTGGCGACTGGTCGGTGCTGACGGATCTGGAAACCCGCCGCTGGCCGATCGAAGGCGGCGATTGGGAGCTCGGCGCGGTGGCTGCGGTTGTCGACATGCAAGGCGAAAAGGCGACGACACCAAACGCCTACGCCTTCAAACGCGAACGTCGCAAAGCCGGTTTCGGGCAATTCTGGTATCTGAGCCGGGGGCGCGAAAAGCGTGATTACCCGGATCGCGTTTGGCTCGCTACGCCTGAAAAGGCATCCGGCAAATCAAACCGCCGCGCGGCAAGGGATATCCAGATTCTAAACATGGCCACCGACCGCTTGAAGGGCGCGGTCGCGGCCAGCCTGACCATGGCCGAGGATGGCGCGAATTACTGCCATATTCCCGGCTGGATGACGCAAGAGGAACTGACCGAATTTACCGCAGAGCGCAGCGATGACCAAGGTCGCTGGTCCAAGCGCCCTGGATTCGTGCGCAATGAAAGCCTCGACCACGCTGTGCAGGCCTTGGCGCTGTTTATCGTCTTAGGCGGCGAGCGTCTGCGCCCGGATGCAATGCCTGATTGGGCGCGCCTCGATCTTGCAAACCCGCATGCACGCTTTGTCGGCGCGCCAGACAAGGCCCCTGTCACTGCACCGCCACGCGCCGCACCGGCCCCGTGGATACCGAAAAGGGATAATTGGCTATGAGCACAGCAGCCCAACTTGCACGGCTAAAAGATATGTATGCCAAGGGCGTTTTGTCTTTGGAGCAAGGCGGCGAAAAAGTGTCCTTTGCCGATGGTCGTGAGTTGCGCACCCGGATCGCGGATCTTGAGCGGCAATTGCAGGCCGAACAGGGTATGGCTGGCGCGCAAAGCGGGATCAGCTATCCGGCATACGATCGGGGGACGCGCTAATGCGGTTGTCTCTGATCGACAAGGCAGTTTTGTCTGTTGCGCCGATGGCGGGCCTGCGCCGCATCGAGGCGCGAGCGGCAGCGGGCCGCATCATGGCGTATTACGACGCCGCCGGCGGCGGTCGCCGCCAAGGATCCTGGCATCCGTCGCGCGGTGACGCCGACGCCTCGGGCGGCAGACGTCAGCGCCTGTCGTGGATCTCGCGCGACATGATCCGCAACAACCCCATTGCAACCGGCGCTGTGCAGACGATTGTCGCGCACACGGTCGGCAAGGGTATCCAGCCGCGACTGGCTGGCTTTGATGATGCGCCGGGAACCAAAGCCAATGGCGGCGGCGAAAGCGAGCTTTTGGAAACCGCCAAGGCCGCGATGAAATTGCATTTTGACAGCACGCGCGTCGATTATCGGGGCCGCGAAACGCTTGCCGGTCTGCAGCGCCTCGCAATGGCCGCCGTCGCCACCGATGGCGAGGTGCTGATTGTTCAGCACGACCAAAGCGCAGGGCTTTATCCGCAGTTTGAGGTTTTGGAAATCGACCACCTCGACAGCGGCGCATGGAAATCGCACACCAATGGGGGATATGTGCAGGATGGCATCGAATACGATGCCAATGGCCAGCGCGTCGCCTATCATCTCTATGAAGAACACCCAGGCGCGCAGGGCTTGATCACGTGGCGTGCCAAGACTTTGTCGCGGCGTGTCCCGGCAGAGATGGTTTTGCACCTCTACCGTCAGGATCGACCCGGACAAGAGCGGGGGGTGACGTGGTTCGCGCCGGTTGCGCTCACGCTGCAGGATCTGGCCGACTACGACGATGCCCAGCTGGTGCGCCAGAAAATCGCCGCTCTGTTCACGATCTTTCGCCGCACCGATGCGCCTGGCACTGCGCCGCAATCCCTGTCGCCTGGCGCGATGGTCGATGTCTCGGACAGTGAAAGCTACGACTTTGCGACACCGCCCGGTGTCGAGGGATACGACGAATTCACGCGCGGCCAGCTGGCGCGCATCGCCAAGGGTCTTGGCCTGACATATGAGGCGCTGTCGGGCGATCTGCGCCGCGTCAACTTTTCCAGTGGAAAAATGGGGCGGCTGGAAATGGATCGCAACGTCGAGGGGTGGCAGAAATTCATCCTGATCGACCAGATGCTGACACATATCGGGCGCGCCTTTTTGCGAGCTCTGGCGCTTGAAAACCCCCTGCAAGCGGCTCGCATTATGACCGCGACGATCGATTGGGTTCCGCCTGCAAGGATTATGGTCGACCCATCCCGCGAACTGCCGCCGATGATCGAGGCCGTGCGCGCCGGGTTCACAAGCCGTCAGCGCACGCAAACTGAACTGGGCCGCGATCCTGACATGATCCACGCCGAGATCCTGGAAGATCAAATCCGCGCCGACGGCGACAAAATGATTTTTTCCAGTGATGGCCGATATCAGGCAGCCGCCGCCCCCGCCGTCGCGCACACCGAACAGACCGACGACGTCACCCCCGAAAGGACCACAGCATGACCGACATCTACCTTTACGGAACCGTAGGCCAATCGTTTTGGGATGAGGCCTGTTTCACCGCATCGGATGTGGTCCAAGGCCTGACCGAATCAAATGGCGGCCCGGTAACGGTTCACCTCAATTCTGGTGGCGGGATTCTGAATGAAGGCACCACAATCCACAATTTGCTGCGCAATCATGCCGGCGACGTCACCATTCAAGTCGAGGGGATCGCCGCCTCGGCGGCCAGCGTTATTGCCATGGCGGGTGACACGATCGTGATGGGTCACGGGGCGCAGATCATGATCCACGACCCGGCGCAGATGTTTACTGACGGGCGGGGCACCGAAGATGACCACCGCCGGGCGGCGGAAGGCTTGGGCCAGGCGGCCACGGCCATGGCGCAAATCTACGCCGCACGATCCGGCCAGCCGATCGCCGACGTGCGTCAGATCATGAAAGCAGAAACGTATTTAAATGCAGCTGATGCTGTGGCGCAGGGCTTTGCCGACCAGACGTCTGACGATCCGGCCACAGAGCAAGAGGTCGCCGCGTTCAACTACGCAATTTACAAGCGCGCCCCGGCATCCTTGCTGAGTGCTGCGCCGCGTGCTGCGAAGCCTGATTTTCAACCGGCCCTTGTGGCCATGATGGCGGGCCTGCCCGCGCAACAAAGGAGCTCGGCCATGGCCGCAAAGGACCTTAACACACTCGATCCAGAAACCGCCGCCGCGCCGGTCAAGACGGCGCAAGCTGTCGCCGCTGCCGACGATGATGTCGACGCAATGGATGACGACGAAACAACCGCCGCTGACGCGTCTGACATTGCAGCGATGGATGACGACGCCGAGGCAGCTGCGGGCGGCGACGATGACATCGATGCGGCAGATGACGATGACGACAATCCGGCAACGGCAACTCAGCTGACGCAGATGGTCGCCAATTTTGGCCTGCAGGCCAGCGTCGCAGCGCACATGATCGCCAAATCAATGACGGCAACCGAAGCCTCGGCACATATCGCCAAGGTTATGAAAAAGGACAATCCCATGACCGGAACACCCCGTCGCGGCCCCAGCCGTGCGACGATCCTGCGCGACGAGCGCGACACCCGCAACGAAGGCATGACCGCTGCACTGGTCGCTCAGTTGTCGCGTCAAAAAGACGTCACTGGCCCGGCGCGGGATTACATGGCCAACTCGCTTGTCGAGATCGCCGCCATGGCCTCGGGCTATGATGGCCCGCTGCGCACAGCCACCGACAAGATCAAGGCGTTCACCGCCGCTGCGCACTCGACGTCGGACTTTCCGGCGATTTTTGAAAACGTGATGCACAAGCGGTTGTTGGACAGTTACAATTTTGTCGAGCCAACCTATCGCCGGATCAGTGAGGAAATCTCATTTGCCGATTTCCGCGAGGTGCCCTTGGTCCGTGCCGGTGATTTCCCAGACCTGCAGCCGATCGGCGATAACGCCGAGATCAAGCACGGTACGTTTGGCGAAAGCAAAGAAACCGCGTTGTTGGCACCCTACGGTATCCAGATCACCATTTCCCGCACCATGATGATCAATGATGACTTGGGCGCGATCGACCGGGTGCTGTCGCGCTACGGTCAGCGCATCGCGCAGTGGGAAGATCGCACATTCTACAGCTTTGCGCTAAATGCTAAGATGTCCGATGGTCAAGCCATGTTCCGGACGCAGCGCGGCAACCTGGCCGGGACCGGCGCGGCGCTGACGATCGAAACGCTGGATGCGGCCAATATTGCGTTTTCTGAGCAAAAAGGGATCGACGGTGAAACGCTGGATCTCATTCCCAGCATCATCCTGACGGGTGCCAAGCAATCGCTGGCCGCGAAACGGATTGTCGCCGACATCACTGCCAGCAGCGCCGCCGAGGTCAACCCGTTCTCGGGTGATTATGAACACGTGCAAACGCCGCGCATCGCTGGCAATGAGTGGTATGTGCTGACCGCGCCGAATGCCGGCGGCGGTGCGCAGTGGGTTTACGGCTACCTCGACGGTGCCGAAGGGCCGCGTGTGCGCACGGATGAGCCATTCGGCTCGCAGGGTTTTGGCATGTCGGTCGAGCACGATTTCGGCGTCGGGGCGCAAGATACGCGCTTTGCGTACAAAAACCCCGGTCAGCCCTGAACAGCGCCCGGCGACGGTGAAAATCTGGGCGGCGGGACAGACCCGCCGCCCTCCGATGGCGGTGCTGCCGCCATGGCAGCGGGCGCACAGTCCGATGCTGATGAAATGTCCGGTGGCATGATGAGCGAAATGATCGAGCCCATTGTGACAGCAGTGACAGACCCTCTTATGCCTTAAGAAAAGGATTTCCTTCCATGGCTAAAACTCTACTGCAAACTGGTGACGTTCTGACCGTCACTGCAACCGACGCGATGACCTCAGGAAAGGTCTATTTGGTCGGCAAGCTGGTCGGCATGGCGCTGAATTCTGCGGCGATCGGTGAAACCTGTGACTTGCGTTTGACGGGTGTGTGGAAAGATCAGCCCAAGGTCGAGGCGCAAGCCTGGGCGCAAGGTGCCACACTTTATTGGGACAATACGGCGGAAAACTTTACAACGACCGCCTCTGGCAACACCAAGGCTGGCCACGCATGGGCCGATGCCGCCAATCCGTCCACCACAGGTGTCGTGCGCCTGTCGCAGATCGCCTGATCTGTAAAAATAGCGGGGGGCGGCGCATGTCTTTGTTCAATGGCGTGACAGAGTTGTTTTCGGATGTTTTCGACGAACCTGTCACGCTGCTGCGCGCAGGTGCCGACCCCATCGATACGCTGGGCATCTACCGCGAGGAGCCTGTCGTGCAAAACGATCAGGATGGTCACGAAATCCTTGCTGTGGCCTCGGTCCTAAAGGTGCGACGTGGCATCGATCACGGTCTGCAGGCGGGTGATCGCGTTACGGTCGAGAGCCACCCCGGTCGCACATTCGAGGTCCTGTCACGGCAGCCGTCGCGGTCGCCAGCTGACGACAGGCACATTTGTTTTGAATTGCGCGACGTGACGTCGGCCGCAAACTGAACGGACATTTTTCAAAATGACCACACCCCATGCGCGCGGCGTCTTGCGCAACGCGATCCGCACGCTTTTGTCCACCGAGCCGCTGCTGGCTGATGCCAGTCATGTTCTGTCATCGACAAAAGTTGATGAAGATCAGGTGCCGCTCTATTCGGTGTCGATTCCGTCAGAGGAAGAAACCACCGACAGCAGCAGCCTGACGACTGTGGTGTCACACGTGGTGATCGCCGCGACGATCGCCGCCGGTGCTGACCAAATCGAAGATCAGCTCGACCATCTGGGCGAAGCGATCCGCGCAAAAATGGTCGGCGGGCTGCGAGTGGAAACCGGCGTTGCGACGCCTGACCTAAAGCGAACCGAATTTAAAACCGGCCAGACCGGCGCGACCCTGACGGGCACGGTCATGATGCTTTGGCATGTGACTGCCTATCTGCGCGACGCCTGACGATAACAACCCCCGAGACCCTACCGAAAGGACTTAAAAATGACCGGGACGCGAGTTTATAGCCAAGCCAAAGCTGGCCTTGATCATGACATTCAGATGCATCTGCGGCACGGGGATCCTGCCGTGACAACCGAGGTGCTGGGGCATGAAGATTTCACACATCCAAACCTTGAGCCGCCGCGCCTCGACGTCGGTCACATGCGCAGCCCTGGCAAGGTCGGTGAGGAAATCAATGCGCCACGGCCAGCGGTTCAATATGAAATCGCTCTGCAGGATTGGGCCGGGCACGCGTCGCATGACGTATTCCGGACGCTGGAAGCATCGGGCGAGGTCATCGAGTTTCTGCTGACCAAAGACGGCACGCTGCGCGGTTGGGCGGCAAAGGTCATGTATTTTGATCCGACCGATGCCGGCATGCGCGACAAGGGCATGGCAGTGCTGAAATTGTCGATTATGGCCGAAATTGAAACGCCCGCGCCAATTAGCTGATGTTGCGATTTTTGCGCTCTGGCCCGCCCGTGTTAACCATGGGCGGGTTGTGTGTGTTTGAAACCGCGACTGGCAAAAGCGCGCCTGCCGTCCTCGATGCGCTGGCCGCCCAAGCGACAATCGCGCCCGACAAGCCGTTGCCTGCTCCGCTGGTCGCCGATCTGGCTGGTCTGACCGCCTCGGCGCTCAAATGGTCCGGCGTTGCAGCACCGCGTGCCACGCGACGGGCGCATCGCATGCTTGCCTCGCGCCCCGAGGAACTGGCCGCGATGTTGACCAACTTTCTGGCTGATCCAATTCCCAGCAAACCGCACCCGGCGGCCAAGGGTTCGGCAAACCTAAATGCGCAAGCGACGGGCCTGCCGTCGGCCCTCACGTTGCGGGCCGATTGGATTGCCGCCGGATTTCCGGCTGCTGCATTTGAACCGCTCGCTCTTTGGCAGCACGCGCGCATCGGACAGGCCCGCCAATCCGCACAGATCTCGGCGATGTGCGATGCTGCCGTTGCGGCCCGCGCTGCGCAACTCGACGGAAAGGATTTCCGTCATTGGCTTGATGAGGTGACGCGGGCCGCTGATGCCGCCAGCGGCAAGCCCAAGCCCGACCTGTGGCAATCGCTTGATGCCACAACCGCACATCTGCCGCGCCTGAGCGCAGAAGAATTTGCCCGCATGAAAGGTCTGCAATGAAACGTCCTGTTGGTCGCCTGACGGCCTTTCTGCGTCTCGACAAGGTCCAGTTTGACAAGGGCCTAAAATCTGTTCGAGGTCGCGTTACCGCCCTAGGCGCATTTGTAAAGCGCACGCTGGCCCCGTTGGCTGTGTTGGGCGCTGGTATTGGCACGACCCAATCGGTGCGGCGGGCCCTCGATCTGATCGATGCGCAGGCCAAGTTGGCGCGCTCGATGAATACGACCGTTAGCAGCATGCAGGTGCTTGAACGCGCCGGCGAGCTCGCGGGCGTGTCCATGTCGCAGTTGGAAACCGGTTCAAAGGATTTGTTTCGGCGTCTCAGTCAAGCGGCAGGGGGCACAGGACCCGCCGCTGAGGCTCTGCAAGAGCTTAAACTGTCAGCGAATGATCTGATCAGTCTGCCGCTTGATCAGCGCATCGAGGCAATCAATCAGGCGTTGCTTGACCACGTCCCGTCTGCACGGCGCGCAGCCGTTGCTGGCGCTCTTTTCGGCGAGGAAGGTTCGATCGCGATGACGCGGCTGGATCCGGCCACGCTGCGGCAGGCGAATGATGAAATTCAGAGATTTGGGCGCGAGGTCAGCCAGGTCGAAGCTGCCAAAATCGAACAGACAAATGACGCTCTGTCGCGCTTGGGGTTGATCGGGCGCGGTCTGGGCACGGATCTGACCGTCGCCATCGCCCCTGCCCTGACCGCGATCGCAAACGGCCTGTCGGGGATGGTGGCCGGGTATCGTCAAGTGCGCACATTCCTCGGCGATGTGCTTTTTCTTTACCGTGAGACGGCCCAAGCCGTTAACGGCTCGCTCGGGATTATCGACGCTGTGCGTGCGGCCTTTGCCGCTGTCTGGTCTGCGGTTGTGGGTGCCTTCAGGGCTGTGTCGGGGTTTGTTGGTGGTCTGCGCGTGCTGGCCGAGCAGTCGGGCGGAATTGGGGCTGTTTGGGATCATCTGGGCAGCCTAGCAAGCGAGGTCGCGCAGCGAATTGCCGATGTGTTCCGCGCTGCCGGGCAGGCGCTGCGCGGGGCCTTTCAAACCGCAGTGGGCCATGTGATCACCTATTTTGCGGACATGGTGGCGCGCGGTGTGGAATTTGGCGCACGGATGACCGATATCGCGCTCGGTGCCAAGGATGCGATGATCGCTGCGTTTGGTGCGCTGCCGAACGCGCTCGGGTCGTTGATGTATCAAGGCGCGAACGCGGCGATCCAAGGCGTCGAAAGCATGATCAACGGCGTGATCGACCGCGTAAATCGCTTTATCACGGCCATCAACGGCGCAATCGCCAGCCTGCCCGATTGGGCGCGTGGGGATTTTGGGGGGCTCGACACCATTGACGCTGTCAGCCTTGGCGGCGTCGGCAATCCTTTTGCCGGATCGACGGGCGTTGCTGCCGCCGCGAGTGCCGCGTTTAGTGCGCGGCAGGGCGAAACGAATTTTGGGCCAGGTGGCGCGGGTTTGCGCTCGGCGGGGGCTGGCCTGATTTCGCTAGGCGTGCAGTCGGGGCAGACCGCTGACACGCTGTTTTCAGGCGCGCGCCGCCCGCTTGCTGCTTTGGGTGACCTATCCAGTGCAATCGATGCGGCTGCACAGTCTGCCGAAGCTGCGCAGGCCGAAAGCGATGCTCTGGCCGATGGGTTGGATCAGGTAGCGGTCGCAGGCGGCAGCGCCTCGGACGCCCTAGGGGGCGGCGGTGGTGGGTCTGCGGCGGGATCCGGTGGCGGTGGTGTTGCAGGCGCAGCTGACAAGGCGAAATCGTCGCTAGAGACCCTGCGGGAAAATGTGCGGTCGATTTCGGAGCGTCTCGGCGATGCCGTGACCTCGGCGAATAGCTTTGGCGAGGCGTGGGGCAATGTTAAGTCGCTCGCGCTTGATGCAATTCGCAAAATTGCAGCCAATTGGGCATCCAACGGCATCGAAACAATAATCAATCGGATGAGCGGGATCGGTTCCGGTGGCGGTACGCCCAACCTGTTTGGTCGATTGCTCGGCGGGCTTTTCCCAGGTCGCGCTATGGGTGGTGGCGTGCGCGCCGGTCAGATCTATCAGGTCAACGAACAGACGCCGCGCAGCGAATGGATGTTTGTCGGCGCAAATGGTGGCGTGCTGAACCACGGGCAAATGACCAACGCGGTCAGCCGCGCGATGGGCGGGCGCTCATCGCAGGAAGCGGGCCGGATGCGCATCATGTTGGATGCAGGACTAAAGGCTGAATTCCTTAATGCCGCTGCAGAGCAGTCGGTCGAAATCGCGCGGATGGGCATCGAGGCAAATAATACATCGGTGCGCCAAGCGCAGCGGCGGGGGTAAAGCATGGCAACCTTTCTGGATTTGACCGCATCGCTTGGGCAGAAAATCAGGCACGAAAATCTGCGCCTGATCGGCCAGACGACTGATTACAATCCGGGGATCGATGGGCGCGAACAGGTGCTTTACACCGAGAATAGGGTTTGGCGCGGGTCAATCGTATTTCCGACCATGGTCGGGCGCGATTTGGCTTTGTTGCGATCGGTGCCGACCCGTTTGCGCGGGCGGGCTGGTGTTATGCGATTGCCCTTGATGAATATCGCAAGTCCTCGTTTCGAGGGTGATAAGGTCGCCTTCTGGCAATCCGTTGGGGTCCCGCAGGCGGATATTGATCAGGGGGCGGCGGCATTTGCAGATGGTGCAAATTTTGCCGACGGATCTGGCTTTGCGTTGCCGGATGCCGATGACGAATTCCTGACAGATCCGCAAGCCATCGGTGACACGACGATTAAGCTGACAGGATATATTGGGCGCAACCTGCAGGTCGGTGATCGGTTTTCGATCTTGGCGCGGCTTTATGAGGTCGAGGAAAACCAAGACGGTCAGATCACATTTTCACCCCCGGCACGCAAAGATGCACCTGCCGGCACGCTTGTGCGCGTGTCGGAGCCGCATATCGATGTGCGTTTGGCGGGAAACGAGGATTGGGAAGTGGTGATCAATCTCGGCCATCATTCCGAGGCGTTGACGGTCAATGTTGTCGAGGCCTTTGACAGATGATCCAATTTCTAGAGGCCCAGCCGCCCGAGCACCAGGACCATGTGATGGATCTGCTGGGCCGTGGGGCGGTGCAGATGGCCGTCATGTTGCACTTGGACTTCGCGGCGCAGCCGGTTTGGCTGTCCAATCGCAATGTGCCGTTTGTCGATCAAAAATGGGGGTACACGTGGGGTGCGGGTGGCGGTCTGCTGGTCAGTCTGCCGGATCTTAGCGGTGGTGATGACCAGCTTGCCCCGTTTCATGAATACCGCTTGGGCATTCCCAATGAATGGATCGATCGCGAAAATTGGGCTGCTGAATTGGTGCAAATGGTCGGCGACAGGTCTGACTATGTGGGGCGGGACTCGGGGCTTTATGGCCAATTGTTTGATCCGGACACCAATCAGCCTGCCGGACATCCGTTCGCTTTCGATATTGGCATCATGGACCGCATGAAAGCGGCTTTCCCGCGCGGCGGCGCGATCGTCAGTCTGACAACCGAAAGTTTCATGGCCCGCAAGGGTGTGCCGGTCTATGGGATGCTAACTTACCTTGACCAAAAGCGCCGCCATGCCAACGACGAAGGTCTGCAGTTTGTGACAGAGGCGAACAAACTGATCACCTGGACGGATTGGTAAGATGCTGGCCGATTTCATCGCAAAAACCCGCTCTGATCCGTTTGAGTGGGGCAGCAACGATTGTGCTTTGTGGTGCGCCTCGGCGGTCGAGCATGAGACCGGATTTGACCCTGCCATCAATCTGCGCGGGACTTATGCCAGCCGCTTTGCGTGTCGTCAGATGATCATGGCCGCAGGTGGTCTTGTTGCGCTGATCGTGCCACGGATGGTTCATCCCATGATCGGGGATCTCGACGGTGACGGCGTCGCGGTTTTACATCTCGACGGCCAAACTCTGTGCGGCTTGATCGTTGATGGTCGCGCCGTCGTAAAGGGTCAGCGCGGCCTGCGCATCGCAGATGATTTTTCTATTCTTAGGGGGTGGTCATGCCGCAGGCCTTAGCTGTCATTTCGCCCGCCCTGTTTGGTGCAGGCGGCACGCTGGCTTTGGTCAGCGCGACATCGCTGACCGGCTTGACCTTTGCCGGAGCGATCGTCAGCGTTGGCGGTTCGCTGCTGCTGTCTGCCGCCACGAATGCCCTATTTGCCCCGGATGTCCCGGAACAGGCGCGCCCGGAAAACATTCAAGCCAACAGCAAGGTTTCAACAGCGCCGAGGGCGCGTCATTACGGTGTGGTCAAGGTTGGCGGCAATGTCGTGTTTCACCGCGCTCGCGAGGGCAAATCCTACCGCGTCGTGATCCATGGTCATGGTGAAATTTCGGCAGTGCTTGAACGGTATTTGAACAACGAACCTGTTTCGATCGATGGCGATGGCTTTGTGACCGACAGCCAATATCGCCACGGTGGTCGCTCGCGGGTGCAGCTGATCGAGCGGCAAGGCGTTGTGCCCGAAACGCATTATTCCGAGATAACAGACGTTTGGCCGGAATGGACGTCCGCGCACCGCCTCGATGGGCTTTGGTCGACGCTGATCATCGCTGAAAGTGTCCCGCCGGAAAAATACCGCGCGATGTACCCGAAAAATGAGCCGGATTTGGCTGTTTTGGCTGAAACCACAAAGTGTGCAGATCCGCGCACAGGTCAAACCGAGTTCACCGAAAACATGGCGCTCGCGATCAGCGACTATGTTGCATCGCCGGATGGGTTCAATCGGCCCGATGCGTTCGATCCGCAGGACGTCGCCGCGCAGGCTGACATTTGTGACCGTGAAGTTGCCTTGGCAACTGGCGGCACCGAAAAGCTCTATCGGATCAGCGGGTCGTATCTGTTGAACGAAAAGCCGCAAAAGGTGCTGGCGCGAATGCTCGACGCCTGTGCCGGGCGCATGCGATTGAAACCGACAGGCAAGGTTGGGTTGAAGGTCGGGGCGTGGGTCGATCCTGTGTTCACGCTGACCTATGGTGACATCTTGGAGGTGCAGGAGGTCAACAGCGGCCCGGATATTCTCGACCGCTACAACGAGTTGCCGGCGCGTTTTAACAGTCATGATCTCGGGCATATCGAGGTCGATGCCCAGTCGTGGCAGGATGCGTCGCGCGTGGCCGACGATGGCGAAATCCTGCCCGGCCCTGACAAAAGCCTGTTGATGTGCCCATCGCATCGCCAAGCTCGGCAGGTCATGAAAATACACACCGAGCGCGACAATCCGCGCCAAGAGGTCATGATTTTGTGCAAGCCTCGGGCGCTGCCAGCGATCTATGAGGACACTATCGCGCTGAACGCGCCGGAGCTGGGTTTGATTGGCGATTATGAGGTCGCAAGCCATACGCTCAATTTTGCCAAGGGCCTTTTGCGGGCGGTGGCGCTGACCTTGCGCAAGATCGATGCTGCGGCGTTTTCTCTAGCTTTAGATGAACAGGGCACGGTGCAAGAATTGCCCGAGCCGGATACGCCTGCCGGCGTGCCCCTGCCCCAAAACGTCACGGCAGCAGCGGCAGGCATTCGGACGGCGTCTAACACCTTTGTTGCCGGTATCGGCGTTGGGTGGCAGGCCCCGCCAAGCGACGCGCTGACACCGCTGCTAAAGGTGTCGAAAACGGGTGAGAATAATTTTCAGGACGTTTCGGTCGGTGATGATGCGACCTCGATCGTTATTCCTGGTCTTATTGATGGGCAGGGCTACGACATATCATTGGCTTACGTCACGCCCGGTGGCGTTGTTGGCGATGCGGTTGTCATAACCAACGTGATCGCAGCTGCGGCGACTGACCCGCCAGCGGCACCGACAAACCTGACCGTCTCAGATGCGGGCGGTGGCGCGGCGCTTGTCGAGATGATTGCGTCAATCAGCGAAAGCCTTTGGAAAACCGAAATCTACCGCGACGCGGTGCTGGTCGGCGTGGTCTACGCGGGTCCAGGTGCGGAGATTGCATTCATCGACAGCAGCGGCGCTGGCACGTTTGATTGGACCGCCCGGTCGGTCAACGTGTCCAACGTCAATTCCAACAACGATGCCGGCCCGGTGACCGCCGTCATCGCCTGATCAAGCAAAATCGAGGGGTAAAAAAATGACCTATCCGCACGGAGGGGCAAGTGAGATTTGGCGCGACGGCGTCGACAATGCGCACAACCCGCGCAAGCCCGAAATTCGTGACTGGGGTGGCAAAGTCGAGGCCGATGCAGTCGAGCAGGCCGCGCGGCTTTTGCAGTTGGAGGAGCGCGATCAGCTGACGCCAAACCCAAAGGCCCCAGTTGCCGCCGCGACGTTGTCAAACATCACGCTGACGGGCGAACAGACGATCGACGGCGTCACAACCTCGGCAAGCCGGGTTTTGGTGCGCGCGCAAAACGACGCCACGGAAAACGGCATTTATGTGAGTGCGGCAGGCGCGTGGGCGCGCGCCGCCGATGCTGACGATGGCTCGGCCCTGTCGTGGGCGACGGTTCTGGTGGCAGATGGTGCGCAGTTTGGTGGCACTGCATTCATCTCGGCGGTGGCGTCGCCGACCATCGGCAGCGACAGCATTCCTTGGATTCAGATCGAGGCCGTTGCGTCATTCGAGGGGCGCGTCAACGATGCCGAGGCCGATATTGCCGATTTGCAGGACTCACGCAGGGCAGCGGCTCAGGCTGCGGTCATTTATACCGGTGCGGGCCCGATCTATCCATTTGCATCTGACGCAGAATTGGGCCCTGTGTTGTGGTGGGACGTTAGCGCCCAGTCGGTCGACGGTTTGGGGCTGCGTCGTGGTGCTGATGAAGGCACCCGCAACCGCGAGGATCTGGCGCTTGCTGCGGCGAGCGGGTCGAAAATTGCGTTTTTCACCTACGGTCAGAGCCTTTCCACGGGCAAAGATGCCAATCCGGCTTTGTCATTGGCGCAGCCGTATTCAAATGTGATGTTTAATGGTGGCGCGCTGCCGGGAGCGACCGACGGGGCGGCAGAGGATGACCCGTCGCTGTACGCGTCCTTTGTGCCGCTTGTGGAGGAAACCGAGGAAACCCCGGTTTCCGGTGCCGTAAACTATGCGCGCACGCTCGCTGCCATCGAAAATGGTGAGGATCCGAACGCCGTGGCGATTTTGGGTGCGGCCTTGGGCAAGGGCGGCGCGCCGATCGCGGGTCTTAGCAAAGGCACGACGCACTATGACGATGTCATTTTGGCTGGTGCCCTGCAGGGCATGGTCGCCATTGATCCGCAGTATAAGTTAACCGCGTTCGGATGGCTGCAGGGTGAGGCGGATCAGACAAATCAGACTGACAAGGCGACCTATAAGGCGGCGCTGCTGCAATTGCAGCAGGACATCGAGGCCGATGCGCAGGCGCAGACTGGTCAGACTGAGCCCGTCTATTGCCTGACGTATCAAACCAACAAGGACACGATCGAGCGCACCGATGTGCCGGCGGCCCAGCTGGAACTGGCGCGTGAGAGCGATCGGATATTCCTGGTCACGCCCCTCTATCATTTGCCGTTTGCCGCAGGTGGTCTGCACCTTTCTGCAGTCGGTTCAAAATGGGCTGGGGCCTATGCTGGGCGCGCTTTGAAACAGCTCGGCGATGGCAAAGTGCCAGACCGGATTGATCCGATCAGCGCGACGGTGCGCGGCTCGACGCTCACAATGCGGTTTGACGTGCCTGTGCTGCCGCTGCGGTTTGATCGAACGGCGATGGCGGCGACCATCGATAACGGGTTTCGCGTCGTTGACAGTGCCGGCACGGTGGCCATCGACAGCATGACCATCCAAGGCCGCGACGTGGTCTTTGAGTTGGCGGCAATGCCAAGCGGTGCGACGGTGCTGCGGTACGGTCACGACTACACAGGCGCAGGCCTGCTGATCGCAAACCAAAACGGTGGCAGCGGGAATTTGCGCGACAGCGCGCCCGAGGTCGAGCGGATCGACGGTGTTGACCGTCCGCTGCACAACGTGTGCCCGCAATTTGAAATCCCTGTTTTTTCCGTGTCGGAGTAGAATAGATGCAATTTACAAAGCTGCCTATCACAGTGCCTGGTGCGCGAGCGTCGCTGCCTCTTTCGAGTGTTGAAAGCCTTGCGGGCGATGAGCCGTCAGCGTTTGGGCATTGGGTTCTTGGGCCCAGTGTCGAAAGTTATGCCGGGATCGGCGACGACGTGGCGTTGACCGATCAGGCAAGCCCGCCCTCGCTTGGCGCAAACTTTGCCAATATTGCCCCGACGAATGCCCTGCTGACCCCGCTTGCGGACACAGGTCAAAGTATCACAATTTGCACGGTTGCGCGGTTCCCAGCCTCGACCAACGGCGTGACTATGATCACGGGCAACCTTGCGGTCGGGTCAGCAAGCGGGCGCAGCATGTTCCGGGCGGGCGGTACGGCAAACAAATTCAGCTTTCGCGGGAACGGCACGACGCACACGTCCACTTTTGAACCAACGGACGACACCTGGCATTTCTTTGCAGTCACGCACGACACCACGCAAATCACGAGTAACGTGCGCATGTTCGCGGGTTCTACGTTCGAGACGTTTGACGACGACATTTCGGGCTATGCCAACGGGCCTACCAACTTTGCATTGGGCGACCCCGGCTTTACCACCAGCGCGCGGAATATTGAGATTGCGGAATGCATCTATTTTGAACGCGCATTGTCTACTGCGGACATTCAGACCGTGTTTACCCGGTCGGTCGCGCGCATGGCGGATCGCGGCGTTACTGTGGTGGCGTTGTGATGGGTTTCAAGCTTTCACGCCGCAGTCTTTCCCGTCTAAACGGGGTTCACCCTGACATTGTGGCGGTCATCCGTCTGGCCATCCAAAACACGCCAATCGACTTTGCCGTTATTGAGGGGCTTCGGTCGCTGGACCGCCAGAAACAACTGGTGGCGTCCGGAGCGTCTCAAACGATGAACTCACGCCACCTGACAGGCCACGCCGTCGATATTGCCCCGTTTGTTGACGGGCAAATTTCGTGGCATTGGCCGCACTATCACCAGCTTGCACCTGCCATCAAAGAGGCGGCGCAGGAATTGGGTGTTAGCCTTGAATGGGGCGGCGATTGGCGGTCATTCAAAGATGGCCCGCACTGGCAACTATCGTGGGACGAATACGGCAAAACGGACATGGCACCGCGCGCGAAGGGCGCAAAGGCCATCGGTCACGTGCCTAACGCTGTTGTGCAGATCGACACCCCGGCACCGCCGCCTAAGCCCGTGGAACTGCCAGAGGGCGTTGCGGCTATCCTAGAAGACGCCGACAAGGCACCATCATCGTCAAGCACGATCATGGCGCAGGTCAAGCAATGGCTTGGCTCAATGGGCCTCAGTGGCGCGGGCTTGCTGGCGTTTTTCAGAGACCAAGATAGCGCGGTCCAAATGGCTATTTTGGCCATTGTCGCGGCCATCGCCATTTACCTTGTCGTGTCCGGTGGTTCGCATGTCGTGAAAGAGCGCACCCGGAAACAGAAAGAGGCTCGCGCCACCAAAGAGGCGTTGGGGCTATGAAGGCGGCAATTATCGGTGGGGTCTGCCTGACGATTTTGGCCGCCGTATTCCTGTACATCCAAGACGCAGAGCGCACCAAGATCAAAAACAAAGGGCTGAACAAAGATGTCGAAACACTTGAAAATGCTGCGGACGCTGTTCCCCCCGGCTTTGATGCTGATGACGCTGCCGGCGTGTTCCTCGATCGGTGTGAGCGGCGAGGCCTGGACTGTGGCCCTCGCCCCCCGCGTTGATGCTTTGACCATCGCGATTGCTGAAAACCGGGACTGCATCCCTGACGCGGTGTTGAAGGCGGCAGGTGAGCTGGTCCTGACGTATGACGCCATCGCCTTTGCGGAGTGTGCATAATGACCCACGTCGACCATGCAGATTCCATTGTCATCGCCATCATTTCAACAACCTATTTGGTCTTTGCGATTCAAGTCAGGCTTCAAACAACAGCGCACGGTCGCAGGACAAAGGCCGGTCGCGCGTTAAATCAGCTCGTTAACGTATTCGTGCTGTGCATGGTGTCCGGTTATGTGTCGGATCTGCTGCCGCCGAGCTGGTGGATCATTCGGGAGGTTTTTCATTGGGCTTTGGCCGCTGCCGCCTTGCGCTTGGTCCTTTCAAATCAAGCGGGGGCCGTCAGCGCGGCGTTGGACAATGGACCACATAATTGATCACCTGTCTGGGCCGAATGGCGGCGTGAATGCGCTGTGTTTCATTGCCGGATTTGCTGGGGCTTATAGCTACGCCATGCGCACAATCGTTGCGGAGGCCCGGAAACGGATTGATCGCCTTGAGACAAAGGTCGATGAATTGCAGCGCGAGCTTTTGATGGAGGCTCGATCACATGACAGATCCTAAGGTCGGAAACGCGGCTCTGGTCAAACTCGAAGATGCACCCGAGGGCGGTGTGATCGAATTCACCAAAGAAGAAGCGGCGGCACTGCGCCAAATTGTAAACTGGTGGTTGAACCTGCGCGCAACGGCTTTGGTCGGTGGGGCATTGGTGCGGTTCGTCAAGTTACTTGCAGGCTTTGTCGCGTTCATTATCGCTATTCGCGCCGGGTTTCTGGAGTGGTTGTCGCGCTTCTTGTCGGAGTTTCTAAAATGATCACATCGCATGCATTTACTGTTCTCGCGGCCGGACTGGCAGCATACGCAGTCGTTGACGTTGCCGAAAGCTTGGTGCCTGTCGTCTGGCGCATGAAGGCAGAGGCGGTGTCCTATGAGGCCGGAACCTATACCGCGCGCGTCAGCGGGTACAAGCTAAAGGATTGCCTTGTTGTTCCTGGCAGTTTCATCGGCTGGTATCGTGACGCCGCAGAATGGCGTGAGGTTCCGATTGCGTTCCCTGACGACGCTTCGCCCGATAGCAGCAACCCGGCCGGGTGGTCGCCTCAGTCGTTTGGATTGTTCGAGTGGTCGGACGTCCCAGAGGCCGCGCGGAAGGTCAAAGCAACGCTTGTGCATAATTGCGATGGGCATTTAACAGTGACGACCGTCGGGCCTTTCCGGCTAGACAAAGAGGGTGTGTAGCGCCAAACAATGCTGTCATGACTCGCGGGCAGACATTCTGGGAAAAACTGATGACGCCGGACGCCTTTCATGGCGATCCTTATGGCGAGCTGACGAACCAAATCAGTCACGTTGCGCTCGGTCATGTTCTGTCTGTGTCGCTGTGCATCGCCTATCTTTGGTCGGCTGGTGAGTTGCCCTATCGCGTGTATATCATCGCCATCGTCGGGCTGATTTACGCCGCAATCGAAATGCTGCAGGGCTGGCGCGGATGGGATACCGTGATGGATACCTACGCCACGATCGGTGGCGCGTGTGTTCTGATACCATTGACCGAAATTCGGATGCCAGATGTTTGGTACAAACCGCAGATCGAGGTCAATTTGCTATGGCTGGTTGGCGTTTTCGTGGCTGTGGCAATACCCATCTGGGCAAGGGTTGCGCAGCGCGATAGGCAAAGCCGTGAAATGTGACCTTCTGCGGGACTGCGGCCTTTCCTAACAACTATTAGGTGTGTATTCCAAAGGGAGTGTTAGGATGCCCTTATGGAATGGCCGGAACTTTCAACAAGAATTTTGCTAGTTTCTGGCGTGATCGAGTTTGTTGTGATCGTCTTGCTATCGCGCCTTTTGCCTAAGCGCCGCCGCAAGTTGTATTGGCGGATTTGGCAAAAACTGCGCCGCCGGGTTGATTGAATCCTCGGCGGTTTACTTGCGACCAATGCTGAAAATCCAGCGCCACAGCGCCGGAATGAGGTCGTCAAGATACTTTGGTGGGATCACGCCGTGATCTGGGCATTCGGGCCCGCTCGCGCCGTCGGAGGCCGCCAGCAGAGGCTTGCCGCATTTAGGGCAGGTGGCGATTGGCATGTGTTCGTTCATTTATGCAAGTTTTAAAATGAGGCGGTCTTTAAACACATTGACAGTCATGTCGGGTGTCCAATCGCTTATGAAATCGCCGATGGCCTGCAAGCCTTCATTTTTTGTTTCTGTATCCACCCATGCGAGCGTCGAAACCAAATGCCCGTCGCTGTCGCGCGCTTCGGCTATCCATCCCTGCTCTTTGACCTCGGCTGTAGTGGTCAGGTGAATTGCTGAAGGGTTCTGCATAGCGATTGGTCCTTTATGATTAGTGGTCGCGACTGCGATCCGGGCCTATGCCCATCGCCTGCATAATCCGCACAGTTTCGGGATCAGTCTGTGACCGCGCCCATTCCTCGCTTTCTTCCTTAGAGGCGTCGAACTCACCGTCTGCAACTCGCTTCGCGAACTTGGTGAAACCCGCTTTCTTCAATTCGATGTACAAGGCTGTGGGGCCGCAAACATGAACGTCGGCATAGTCATCGAACTCGCCGGTCTCCGCGCGCGCAGCCAGTGCTTCATATATCACTGCATTCGCAGGCTGGGCTTTGGCGGCCACCCTGCGAAGCTCGGCGGCCAACCGTTGTTTTGTTGGCAGGGTCATGCAGCCAACTCGTCGCGCAAACGGAAGCCCAACAGCGGCCAGATTTTGTCGCGTGCGTTGGCCTTAGCAATCTTCTGGCCAATCTCAGCGTTAAAGTTTTCAGGCGATGCGCAGGCGCTCTCACCAGTTACAGTGAAGCCGTTACGCAGCGTGAGGCAACAAACGGTCAAGCAAGACCCGTCGAAGACATGAAATTGTTCAGAGACAATTTCCGCGTCCAGCATTTCAGGAGTGACACGTTTTGCGGTCAAACCTTTCTGTTGGATTTCCTTCTCAATCACTTTTTCGTCTTTGGACATTGGTGGCTCCTTTGGTCCTATTTGTTGGATTTGGAAAACTGTTCCAAAGCCTGTTGGATTGTGGGGTGGCGTTCGCCCATCGCCCCATCGCGCTTGTGCCGCTGCCAGAGGCAGAGCTTTAGTGATCGATTGGAGCAAGGTCGAATTTCAAACCGGATCATCCGCGCATGGGCCAAGAATACCGCGCGCGTCAGCGTGTTGAAGTCGTGAGTGGCCCACGAGACGTTTGCCAAGTTGACCTGCAAGCCGTAACCCAAAGGATTGAAGTCGCCCGACACGTGGTGAAACCCACCGAGCAAATCGGCGACCATTTGAGCGCAAGCCCATTGATCGTCAGTCATCCAATCCGCGCGGTAATAGTGTGCGTCGTCATGCGGCATGTCTTGGGTCCTTTGTGTTTAGCGTATTCTTGCAAGGCACTGCTGACCGTTCGCTGCGCCGCAAAACGCGCACTCACCATGGAAGTCAGTCACAGGGTTTGTCTGGCAGCGTCGTGGGAATGGATCGGCTTTGCCGCCCTCGATTTGCTCTCTTTGATACGCCGTCCGCAGCGCCTCATAAGCGGTCGCCCCGCTCGCCTTCACTGTGCCTTCTGCTGCGTTCACAACCACCCATTCTTGGCCTTCCTCTTCGCGGAATA